AGTTAAGGGCTATGAAATAATCCACAGCCTGCTGATGGGAAACCCGCTTGCCGTGAACATAGCTGTTAATTTTTGCCCGAGGAACGCCAATCCTCTCGGCCGCCTCAGTCACCGACATGCGCGCGCCATCCACCTGCACAAAGCATGTCCGTCGAGTGTTCCGAAGATTGGTCGAACGGGTTACCCATCGGCAGTTGCCCGGCTCGTAGTTCCCGCCGTTGTCAATCCTGTCGAGGTCCATACCTGCCGGACGCTCGCCCATGTCGGCGAGAAACGCCTCAAATCGATCCCATCGAGGATCAACGGAAATCCCGCGTCCACCATAATTGCGAAACGACGTGTCTTTCGGATTGAGACAGCGGGTTCGCATTCCGATCCAAACATCGTGGGTCGGCGTCCCAGCCATGCCATGACGGCGCGAACCTTTCTGACAGCCACAGGACTTCGTGGTTCCGCGTTTAAGATTAGAATAGCTAGCCACGGCCGTTCCACCGCAGACGCAGCGAAGCCTGAAATGGCGACGCTTCGCGCGCTTCTCTACTTCCTCAATCACAGAAAGCCGACCGAACACAGTCCCGATGGGAACAATGGCCCGGTTGTGGGGGATATGACCACATGAGAAGGTGGTTTTAGCCATGATCGTCTCCTTGCCAAACGGTCTGGTTAGGTCTGGCGCGGTGCTGATAACACCGCGTCAGGCCGTCATTATCTTACATCGGTTGGGATAGAAAAAGCGATGACCGCTGCACCCATCATCACGCCTCTATTGCAGTGGTGCGATGCCGATGGAAAGCCTATGGCTGGGGGCACCATCGCATGTTACGTTCCTGGAACTTCTACGCCGAAAACCTGCTGGATAGACCCCGACCAGACGGCGGCTGCGACGAATCCGGTGATCATGGATGCGGCGGGCCGCACGCTGATGTGGGGCGATGGGCTTTATAGATTAGTCATCCGTGACGCCGCCGGGAACGAGGTCGCTGATATTGAAGCGACAACCCTGGTCTCGGCCGCCATGGCCCCCGTGGTCGTGGCGCCGACAATCCCGGACGCTGTCCATCTTCTCGGCCTCGATGACACGATATCCGGCGCCGAACTGTCCGCTGCCATCACCGCCGAGCAGAACGCCCGGATGGCGGCCGACACGGCGGAAACCAACGCGCGGACGGCAGCGGATACCACGCTACAGGCCCACATCGACGCCGAGACAGCCGCGCGCATAGCCGCTGACGCCAACCTGCAATCCGAGATCGACGCGCTGTCCGGCGGCGGTGGCGGCGGTCCTGTCGCCAGCTTCAAGAGCGGCACGGCGACCATCCCGCTCGGCGCCACCTCGGGCACGATCTATGTGACATTTCCCGCGGCGTTCCCCACCGCAGCCACGGCCATGGTCTGCACCTGCTGCGACGTGAACTGGTTCGGCAACCGCCCGGCCTACCCAACATTTATCGTGCTGAACCTGTCCGCCGTTGGCGCCAACGTCTACGCCGCGCCATTCGATGCCGGGACCGGGCTGGAACTGCCCGTGACGTTCTACTGGATCGCGACGGGAACATAAGCATGGCCGCACCGATCATCATTCCCGAGGTCCAGTTCCTCGATGCGGACGGGCATCCGTATGCCGGCGGCTCACTCACAGCATATGTCCCCGGCACCTCGACGCCTAAGACCACATGGCTGGACCCGGACGGCACGGCTGCGAACACTCAGCCCGCAATCCTCGACGCGGCCGGGCGCTGCCTGCTCTGGGGCAGTGGCGATTACCGGCTCGTGCTGAGAGACGCCGCCGGCAACCTGGTGTGGGACATAGAAGCGACTTCCTTGGTGTCCGCTGCCATGGCGCCGGTCATCGCGGCCCCCACCATTCCCGACGCGGTGCATCTGCTGGGCCTGGATGACGTGGTGTCCGGCGCGGATCTGTCAGCCGCCATCACTACCGAGAGCAACGCCCGCATTGCCGCGGACGCCGCCGAGGTCACTGCCCGCACCAATGCGGACACGACGCTTCAGACGAATATCGACGCCGAGAAAACCCGCGCCATGGCGGCCGAGGCGGCGATCACGGGCGGCGCACTCAGCGGCGGGGCGGGCTACGCGCACATCGCGGGCGGCAACATCATCCAGTGGGGCGCTGGCACGGCTGCGGCCGGCGGCACCGGCGGGGTTACCTTCCCCGTAGCCTTCCCGGCAGCATGCCAGTCCGTCCAGGCCACGCTTAGTGCCAACGCGCTGAACCTCACCATCCGGGTAGCATCGGTCTCGGCCGCCTCGTTTACCGTCTTCGTGGAAGACACGACCAACACCGGGGGCAAGCCCAGCGCGTTCTTTTGGGTCGCCCTCGGGCACTGAGCGGTGGCACGTCCGCCGAACCTTCGCGCCCAGTTCCCATCCGGCCCGCTGCTGGACGAAAGCGGCGAGATAACACCCGTCTGGCGGGCCTATTTCGCGCAGCTCTATGAGCGCACCGGGGGGCCGCAGGGATCGTCCGTCGAGGCGGTGCTCGCCGCCCTGGCTCTGGAACGCACCGCGCGGATTGCGGGCGACACGTCACTCACCAACGCGATCACCGCCGAGCGCACCGCACGCGAGAATGCCGATACCGCGCTGGGCAACGCGATCGTCGCCGAGCGCAACGCCAGGCAGTCCGCCGATCTGGCCGAGACGATGGCGCGCATTGCCGCCGACGCGCTGCTGGTGCCGATCAGCCAGCTTTGCGTCAGGTGGGCCGGCTGCGATCTGAGCTTCCTGCCGACGACCGATCCGGGGGGCGGCATGCCGTGGCTCGATGGAAATCATGTGGCGGTGGGCACTGGATCGGGCGCGCTGGTCGGCGTTGGGCTCGAGGACGGCACCGGGCGCTGGCTGCGAGAGGACGGAACCGGCGCATGGCTGTGGGGGTGAATTTTGCCAGACGTTAAGATATCCGCGGGCGCTGACCCGGTCACGCTGGTTGGCACCGACAAAGTGCCGGTCGCGCGCAGTGCGTCCACGACCGCATACGCCGCGACCATGACCGAGGTGGCTGCGTTCGCGGCCACCGGGCTGCTGAGCCGTAGCGGCGGGACGATGACCGGCGCGCTGGTGCTCGCAGCCGATCCCGCCGCGCCGCTCCAAGCCGCGACCAAGCAATACGTGGACGGTTCGGCGCCTGTCGGCGGGCCGTATGTGTCGATCGCCAACCTGCATGACGTGGGCCGCAACTACATCCACAACAGCATGATGGCAGTAGCCCAAAGGGGGGCGGGGCCGTGGTCAACATTTGGCACTTACACGCTTGATCGGTGGATGACCGGGGGTGCAACCGACACGGTAGCTTTCGCCCAGCAGTCGCTTGCTGACGGTTTTCGCGCGCAGCTTGGTGACGAGGAGGCGGCGTTCGCGCTGCGTAATACCTTTACCGGAAGTGCCGCCGCCGGGGCGTGTAATTACATCGCCCAGAAGATCGAGAACATGCGGCGGTTAGCCGGGAAGACCGTCACGGTATCCTTCTGGGCGCTGTGCAGTGCGGGAACGCTGAAGCTGGGAGCGAACTTCTATCAGGTGTTCGGCACCGGCGGTTCACCAACAGGGCAAGTCAACATCAACGGGCAATCGGTCACCATCAATACCGTGTTCACGCGCTATAGCCTGACCTTCACGCTGCCCAGTGTGAGCGGTCTGACGCTGGGCACCAATAACGACCACTATACGATGTTGAATTTCTGGTTCTCCAGTGGTGCCACCAACAACGCGCTTGCGGGTAATATCGGCGTCCAGTCTGGGCAGGTTTGGATATGGGGAACTCAGCTTGAACTCGGCCCCACGGCCACGCCGCTCGAAAAGCTGGACCCGCAGCAAGACCTTGCCAAGGCGCAACGCTTTTATTGCACATTTGCAGTCAATGTCCCGGCTGTCGCCAATGCATCCAACCTGGTGTTTCCCGTCACCATGCGCGGCAATCCCATCGTTGCGGGCGGCGGCGCCGGCTTCGCCACGTCGAACCTGTCCGCCGCTGCGGTGACGATCAGCCAGACAACGGCGGCGGCGCAGACGCTGACGTTTTCCTCGGATCTCTGATCATGATCAGCACCCGCGCGCTGTATTACGTGATCGTGGCGCTCGCCATCGCCGCCGTGTGGACCGCCGGGCTGCGGCTGTGAACCCACCGCCTTTCGTGGTGTTTGCGTTGCCGCGTTCGCGCACAAAGTGGCTGGCCACGTTCCTGAGCTATGGCGCCTGGCAGTGCGGCCACGACGAGCTGCGCCACTGCCGCTCGCTAGAGGATGTGACCTCCTGGCTGGCCCAGCCCTGCACCGGCAGCGTGGAGACCGCTGCGGCGCCCTTCTGGCGGCTGCTGAAGCCCGATATGCGGGTGGTCACGCTGCGGCGTTCGATACCTGACGTGGTGGCCTCGCTGCGACGCACGGGTGTCGCGTTCGACGACGCGCCGATGACCGCGATACTGCGGACGGTGGAGCGCAAGCTGGACCAGATCGAGGCGCGGGTGCCGGACGTGCTGGCGGTGACATACGACGATCTCGCGACCGAGGCGGGCTGCGCGCGGGTGTTCGAGCATTGCCTCGGCCTGCCGCACGATCCTACCTGGTGGGCGGCGTGTGCCCCGGTCAACATCCAAGTCAACTTCGAGCATCTGGTGCGGTTTTTCGTGGCGCATAAGCCGCAGCTTGAGAAGCTGGCGAAGACCGCGAAGCATCGGTGCCTGGCCGCGATGACGCGCGCGCCCAGAGAGATCGACGGCGTGACCTTCCAGCGCGAGCCGTTCCGGCAATTCTGGAGCGATGCGGCCCGATTGCTCGCGGAGCATGCGGTGGAGGCGGGCGAGGCGCCCGACTATCCCGCGAGCCTCAACGTGCCGCTGATGGAGATGCTGGACGATGGCGGCATGTTGCAGACGATCACGGCGCGGCAAAACGGGCGCATGTTCGGCTACCTGATGACGGTGGTCGAGCCGACGCTGGAGGACCGCAGCATGCTCCAGGGTTGGCATTCCATCTTCTACGTCTCGCCTGACATGCCGGGGATCGGCATGGGCCTGCAACGCGCGGCGGCGGCTGCGCTGCGGGAACGGGGCGCCAAGCAAATCATCATGCGGGCGGGACACCGGGCTTCGGGGCCACGCCTCGGTGCCTTCTATCGACGGCTCGGGGCCGAGGATATCGGCAAACTGTATCGGTTGGAGTTGAACTGATGGGCATCACGGCAGCAGGAGCAACGGCTCTGGCGATCGGCGCTTCCGGCGCTCTGAGTGCCGGCGCCTCGATGTATGGCGCGAGCCAGGCGGCGGGCGCGGCCAAGGACGCGGCTGGGCTGCAACAGGGTCAATACCAGACCACGCGCGGGGATTTGGCCCCGTATTTCCAGCCGGGATATAACGCGCTGTCGGGCGCCTCTGCCCTGTCGCAGCTTGGGCCGACCGGCGGCGGGCCTGATTTCCTCGGCGCGGCGTATTCCAACATTCCGGGGAAGATGACGCAGGAAGAATTGGAGGCCACGCCCGGCTACCAGTTCGACCGCTCGCAGGGACTAAAGGCGGTGCAATCGGCGGCGGCCTCGCGAGGATTAGGCCTGAGCGGCGCATCGCTCAAAGGCGCGGCCAACTTCGCAACTGGGCTGGCGAACAAAACGTATTTGGATCAATTCAATATCCGGCAGAAGGGGTTCGAGAACCTCCTCAACCTAAACACCGGGCAGCAGACGAACCTCACCAACCAGTTCGACCGCTACAACAAGATTGCCACGCTGGGCGCCAATGCGGCGGCGGGGCTGGGCACGCAGGGCGCTACGCTCGCCAACCAAGAGGGCAAATACATCAACGCGGCGGGGATAGACACATCAACGGGCCTCACAAACGCAACCAACGCGCTGTCCAGTGGGGTGAACAACTACCTTGGCTATGATGCGTATCTGAAGGGGATCAACCGCAACAATCCTGCTGCCGCACCCGCGACTACGCTTGGCTACACCATGAGTGGCACCAACCCGATTAACCTGTCTAATGGCGTCACAGGATCATATTAGCCATGTCGGGCAGCAAAAACGCATTATTGGACGTGGACAGCGTGCCGACGATTGCTAGCAGCGGCGCCCCGCAGGTGGCCAATCCGCTCGCGGCGATCACCGCCGGCAATCAGGCGGCATCGAGCATGTATGACCTGCGGGCGAAGCAGGCGAACGAATCGCTGGGTGATGCCTACCGGCAAGCAGTGGACCCGGCCACCGGGCGCTTCGATCCACTGAAGTTCAACCAGATCACGGCCGGAAATCCCAGCACATCCCTAGCCGCCGGCAAGGGCATCGAAAGCTCGCAAACCCTGCAAGGTCAGCAGTTCGATCTGGGCGCGGCAGAACGCAAGGCAGTCCATAGCGCCGTGACGGCAGCACTGGAATCGGATGATGCCAACCTCAAGCAGTCGGTTCTGGAGCAGGTAAATCGGCTGCGTGGCCAGATCCCAAACGACCGCCTCGATGGAACGCTGCTGCATCTATCGTCGGACCCGGCGCAACTGAGGCGGCAGCTTGAGACCATCCGCATCGGGAACATGCCGACCGGCGAGGCGCAAGGGGCCATCTATGGCACGCGGCAGGTGATAAACACGCCGCAGGGGACATATGCTCCCGTATTGCCACCGGCCTCGAAAGGCGGCACGCCGGTTATCACGCACAGCCTATCCCCGGCCGAAGCGGCCAGCGCCGTCGATCTCAAACTATCGGACGGGACGGTTATTCAGGTTCCACTCGCCCAGCGAAACGACATCTTGAACCGGAACCCGGCGCTGCGGGCGCTCAATCCCGACGTTGCCCCCAGCCCCAGCGGCGGGCCGTGGCCGCCTGGCGGTCGTCCCCCGCCGCAGGGTGGGCAGGGTGGGCAGGGGCAGGGCGGCGGAGGCGACACGACGCAGCCGGCTCCGCCGCCGGGCGTGACCGCACCAGTGTCACCAGCACCGACCCAACCGCCACCCGTCCCGCCGCCACAGTTCCAGACCTCCGCCGCCCGCGCCGACGCCGCCGCCGTCCGTCCACCGCCGCAGGCAGGCACCACGCCGCCGCCTGCTTACGTAGACCAGCAGAAAACCGGGGGGGCGAACGCAAGCCGGATGGAGGGCGAGGCCCAAGTGGCACGCACCCAGTTACAGCCCCTCCTCCAGAGCATGCTTCCCGAACTTGAGGCGACGGGGAACACTGGGGCGGGGCAAAAGACGCTTTCATTCCTCCAGCAGTTGGCGATCCGCTCTAACATGGCCCCGGAAAGGTTCAACCCGGCCAACCAACAAGCCTCGTCGGAAGCATTGGGTAAGGCGATGACGCGCTATCAGGGCGCGCAACTTAGCGCGTTGGGCACCTCGCCCAGCGACTCCCGGCAGAGCCTCGCGGAAGGCATGAGTCCCAGCATGGGCTACTCCCGCGAAGGCAATCGCAAGATCGTTCACAGCCTGATGGGCAATAACGATGCCCTCGATACGATGTATACCGCCTGGATGGGGTCGCAAACGCGGCGCAACAATCCCGGCGGCTTCGACCAGTGGCGCGAGGCGTTCACCAAGCCGGTGGCGGATGGAGAACTCAAGGGCGCGCGGTTCGACCCCACCGTGTTCGCGGTCAACCGCATGCCCCCGCCGGAACAAAAGAAATACCTGCAAGACCTCCAGAAAGCGTCGCCCAACGATTTCAACCAATTCAAGAGGAACTGGGCGCTGGGCTTACATGAAGGCTGGGTCAAGCCGCTGTTCGGTGAAACCACGACGGGGCGGCAGTGATGGCCGCCGTCGATCCGCGGCTTTATGAGCAGGCCGGCAGCACGTTCAACATCGATCCGCTACTGCTGCGCGCGGTGTCAGGCGTCGAGAGCAACGAGGACACGTCCGCCGTGGGGCCGCCGACCCGCTACGGCAACGCGCGCGGCAATATGCAGCTCATCGATCAAACGGCGAAACGCTACAACGTGGCAGATCCGCATGAGCCGACGCAGGCGGTATTTGGTGCCGCCGCCTATCTGAGCGACTTGCTCGATCAGAATAAAGGCGACGTTCTCGCCGCGTTGCAACAATATAACGGCGCGACCGGGGACACCTCGCGGGCTTACGCCAAACTGGTCGCAGCGCGGTATGTCGCCCTCCAGGTAGAGGCGAAGAAGAAGCCCAATGGCGCATCAGCCCCGGCCGCAGAGACCAAGGCCGCGCCGCCCTCCGACGCGCTGTCCGACGTGGATAAGTTCCTGACCAGCCCGACGCCGACCAAGCCGGCAGCGGCGGCCCCGTCCGCACCGACTGCCACAGAGCCGCCGACCACCGACGCGCTGTCTGATGTGGATCGTTTTCTTGCGCCATCGTCCCCGCCCGCCGCTAGCAAAGCTACAGGGGCCACAGCACTTCCCGAGGAAGGTCCCCGGGAATGGGCGTCAGACAGGATGAGCGCCAGGCGCCCCGATGACGACAGCGGGATGCTGGCCGCGCCACCCGTCGCACAGAGTGCTCCGGCTCCGGCTGGACCCGTAGCGCCCGGTCAGTCGTGGTGGAATACGCCGGTTGCGGATCTCATTAAGAGGATGCCGGATAAGCCCGCTCGTCCAGAACCCCCGTCAGGTCCGAGCTTCACTGCACAGCAGCCGCCACCGGCGGTGACCAGCGCGCCGCCGCTCGATCCGAACACGCCCCTCGTGCCGCAGCTTCGAGCTATGTCGGTGCCCCAATTACTGTATTTGGACAGCAATCCTGGGCAACTTAGCCCTACTATCATTAAGCAGGTGTTGGACGAAAAACTGGTGCAGCAGCCTGCGCCTTTCACGGCGCCGGGTCAGAATCCGAACCCGTCTCCGACCGCCGGGCGCCAGCCTGTCCCGCTGCCGGATGTGGCGGCGAACATGCTTCAGCCGTTTGGGGTTCCATCCGCGCAGACAGCAGCGCCACCTTCCCCTCTAGCCCCGGCGGCAACGCCGTCCGCGCCGCCTCCCCCGGCCGCAACGCCTGCTCCTGTCGTGGCGGCGGCGCAACCTGCCTCGACCACAACGCCCGCTGCCAGTGACTGGATACCGCCGGCCGTGCGCAATTTCGGTTCCGGTGTGGTGCAAGGCGCCCGCGATGTCGGCCAGACAATCGCGGGCTGGGAGCGACAGGCTAACGAGGCGGTGCCCGCGCTGGGCGCGATCGATCGCTTTACCGGCACCGATCCGGGCCGCGCCGAGAACCTGCTAGCGGGACAGACCAAGGAGTTTGAGAAGACGCAGGGCGACAGCACTGCGGCCTCGATCGGACGGATCGCCGGCAATGTCGGTCTGACCACGGCGATGCTGCCCGTTGGGATCGCCGGGCGGGGTGCGGCGACGGTTGCGGAGGCAGTCGTGCCAAGGGCCGCAAATCTCCTCCGGGGGGTTACCGAAGGGGCGGTGGCGGGCGGCGGCACGTCTGCACTCACCTCCGGACCATCGGGCGAAAACCCTTTGGCTGCCGCGGGGGAAGGCGCGCTGATGGGCGGCGCTCTGGGTGGCGCGATGCCCTTGGTTCGCGGCGGCATCTCCGCTCTAAGCGGCAGCTCCGGGCGGGCGCTGCGGGCCATCGCCGACCGGCTCGGCATCGAGTTGACGACCGGCCAGGAGGTCGGCGGAGCGGTCGGGCGGGTCGAGGACGCCAGCCGCATCTTGCCGTTCAGTGGGTCGGCCAAAGCGGCCAGCAAGCAGAACGGCCAGATTGCCCAGGTGATCGCCAAGGAGGCCGGCATCCCAGGCCCGGTTCAGCAGCTCACCACGGCCACGCTCAACACCGCCGAGGGGCGCATCGGCGCCGCAATCGATAACGCTGCTGGCCGCATCGACGTGCCGGGCGGCGGGCCTGCCGGCAACGCGCTGCTCAATAAGCTCGGACAGATTGAAACCAATTCCGCAGTCTCGGGAACGGACGCACCGCAGGCGAAGGCAGCCAAAAAGCTGATCGACCGAATTATCACGACGATGAGCAATCGTGGCGGCAGCATGCCGGGAGCAGACTTTCAGAAATTCATCTCGAACACCGAAGAGTTGCAAGCTGCAATCAACACTGGTGGCGAGGTCGGCAAGGTTGCGACAGCCATTAAGAACGCGTTGCTCGATGCCGCCGAGCAGAGCGGCAGCACTGGGGTCAAGGATCTGCAAACCGCGCGCTATCAATGGAAGGTGGTGCAGACCGTCCGCGACGCCATCGACAAGACGGCGACTGGCTCTGAGGACGTGAGCCAGGCCAAGCTCGCACAGCTGATCCGGCGCGAGTTCAACATGAAAAACACCGGACCCGGCAACAACATGCAGGATCTGGCGCGACTGATAGAGGGCATCAAGCCGCTGCCGAGTTCCGGCACGGCGGAGCGGCTGGCCACCTACGGCGCGCTCGGGCTGGGCGGCGCTGGCGCGGGCGCTTGGTATTACGACCCGGACCAGATGGAAGACCTGATGCTGCGCTACGGTCCCCATGCCGCCGCGCTGCTCTCGGCTGGTCGACTCTCCCGCTTCGGGCCTAGCATGGGCGTGCAGCTTCCGGCGGGGGTGGCGGGGCTGGTGAACCCGCTCGCGCCGCGCGTGGCCGGGCCGCTTTACCGGCCGCCGCCATCGGACAATGCGCTGGCGCAGCCTTAACGCTTGGCCAGATAGGGCGCGCAGAGGAAGTTATCCACGTCGGACAACGGGCTGTTGTCTTTGGGCGGGTGGGCGATGCACTCGGCACGCAGGCGGGCATCGTCGCGGGCATGAGCTGTATTGTATTGATACGTCTCCTTGGCCGCGATGACGCCCCAGAAGGCGATGTCCATGCAGACGACGATCACGACGAACCAAGCTAGGCAGCGGACGAACTCCACAAAATCGTTCATGAGTCGCCTGCGCTGGCATAGCCGCGGCGTCGCTTGGCCAGCTCGATGCGGGCGAGCCATGCGGCGGCATCCTCGGGGCGGTCCACGTAATCCACGCGGACGCGGCCGGCCCAGCCGATCCGCCCCCATTCCCGCATGACGATCACCCGCCCGAACAGGTCAGCCCCGGCCTCGAGGCGGTAGAAGCGTGCCATCCGGCGCGCAGGCTCGCGGCGCTGAAGCAGCGTCATGGCCAGGGGCCTCCCCTCCCCCACCACGATTCTAGGCATTGCGGCGAATGCGCTGCAAGCGGCGCTCATGCGGCGTCCTCCCGCTTCGGCGGCGGGGTGCGCTCGGCGGCGCGAACGCGGCTCTCCAGCCATTCGTCGATCTGCCATGGGATCGGCGTGCCCTTGAGCCAGCGGCGGATCTGGCGCTCGTCCCGCAGCGTGATCTGCGCGACGTAGCGGGCGGACCAGCCGAGGGCGTCGAGGCATTGGCGGAAACGGGCGGGGCTCATGGCGCGGCCTCGGCGGCGAGCTGCTTGCGCTTCTCACGCACCGCGCTGGCGGGAATGGCGAGCGCCAGCCCGATCTCGGTATCGGTGCAGCCAGCCGCGCGCATCCGGCGCAGCGTGGCCACCATCGCGGGGGTCCAGGGGGCCATGGCTCAGGCCCGCCGCAGGCCGTATTCGGGGGCGGCGTTGGCCATCATTTCGAGGGTTTCGACGTAGGCTTTGCGGAAGGCGAAGGTGCGCTCGGCGATGGCGGGGCAGTTGATGGTGGCGTCGTAGTCGGCGTCGTCGCGATCGTCGGCGTGAATGGCAGCAAGGGCGGCGGCGGCGCGGGCTTGTAGGGCGAGGCGGGCTGCCAGGATGGTGGCGGTGCGGGCGAGGAAGAGGTCGGTGGTGTTCATCGGGGTGTTCCTTGTGTCTGCGTCTGACCCCTATGTATCCCTATAATGGTGCCATGGCAAGCACGATTTTGGGGCTATGTGCATTATTCTCTCTCCGCTGCCAGGATCATGCGCCCCAACATTTCCGGTATCTGCGGCACCAAGCTATTCCCGAGCGCCTTGAGCCGGCTCACCCGGTCAGGCACGCCATGGGCTACCCGCGGGATGCCGTCTTCCCAGTCGGCGCCCCAAGGTCCGTCCATCCTGGGGGGAGGCCCATGAGTTTTTCGACCCACGTCGGCGATAACGCCCCATTGAATTCCTCCGGCGTCACCATCGTCCGCAGCTTCGCTCTCGCCCCAGCCCCGCCCCATTTGCACAGCGCCGCCCCGCCCGTATCCGTCACCACTGTCGGCGTCGGCCACATCGCCACTTCGTCGTTCAGGTTCCGCCCGCCGTGCTTCGTCCCAAAGCGTCCCACCCGCGCAGGGTTGTCCGGTGCCGTGTCGTGTGCCTGCGGGGTAGGCCACATCTGCACCGCTCCAGGCAGCTTCAGAAAGATCGGCCTGCTGCCGTCGTCCCGCTTCGGGCCATAGCAATACATGCTGCCCAACGCGTCGTCCGCTATCGGGGTAGGCCACGATCCAGACCCGTTCGCGGCGGTGGGGCGCCCCCATGTCGGCCGCTGAAATAATGTCCCACTCCGCGTCATACCCGAGCGCGGAAAGATCTCCGAGAACACGTCCCATTCCCCGTCCAAGCAGAGCTGCGACGTTCTCCACGAGCACGTATCGGGGTCGTATCTCGCCAATGAGCCGGGCGAACTCGGACCATAATCCGCTGCGCTCGCCCTCGATGCCCGCGCCCTGTCCGGCAACGCTGATGTCCTGGCATGGAAACCCTCCCGCGATGACATCGGGAACAATTCCATCTGCTGCCAGGCGCTCGGCGGTGAGCGTGCGAACATCGTCATAGCAGGGCACCTCGGGCCAGTGTTTCGCGAGGACGCGGCGGCAGAACGGGTCGATCTCCACGAACGCGGCGGTGCGGAAGCCGTTGGTGCGCTCCAGCCCTAAATCGAAGGCTCCAATTCCCGAGAACAGCGAGAGGACGGAGTGCATCATGGGGTGTCCAGTGTAGCTAGTCATGAGCAAACGGTCGTTTGATCCCGTTTCTGAGGACCGACAGGGGCGGGAAATCGGCTCGGGAAAAGTCAAGGTGGCAAAACCTATGTCGCGGATAGAAAGTTGTGACATGATTTAATGCCCCGTCATATCAACGGGTTAGCCGGGCAATTCCGCCGGGTTTTTGTCAAGTGCGGCGATATCGCGGAGATAGCAAGAGAATCGCTACCCAGTTCTGTCGGGTTATGTCGGGTTCTGTCCGCCCGTCTCGATAGCCGGGCTAGCGAGATTCTGCCGATCCCCCGTTGGCCGCCGCGAACGGGGCGCGTTGCTTCAATCTCGGCAGATCGGCGGCGCGATATCAGCGACATGGTCAATCCCTCAATGTCCATCAATGTCCGTCATTTTCCCTCAATAACCGTCATGACGGAGATTGACGCTTGCAACCCACCGGGGGAGCTGTGCGACTAAATGTCGCACATGTCGCACACCTGGGAGGGGGACCGACAATGCCTGCACACCGAGATCCGTCTTGGCACGTCCGAAGCATGCCCGTGGCCGAGCGCCAGGCGGCGATCGATGCGGCCAGTCGGCAGGACCGCAGCAACGGCGAATGGCTCGCCGCTGCAATCCGGACGCAGTTGCAGCTAGAGGCCGGCGAGCTGGCCCCGGCCGAGCGGGAGGAGGTAGTGCGACCGAATGTCGCACATGTCGCACTGAGCGACCTGGAGGCGGCATGGCGGTTCTGTGCGGCGGTGGCGCAGGGCGGTGGCAAGCCCATGCCGCGGGACATACAGCGGGCCATGTGGGCGCAGGTCCGCGAGCGGCTGGGGGTAGCGCCGCCGCCCCGCTGGGGGGCCGTGCGACAGATTGTCGCACCTGTCGCATCACCCGTCATGGTCGCCGTGCCAGGCCCGCCAGCCGGCCACAAGCCCGACCAGCAGCACGGCGAGGGCGAATAGCAGGAAGACGACGGCGCTCATGGCTTCGGCTCCAGCGCGGCGCGGGCGATGCTTCCGAGTGCGGCGAAATGCTGCGGTCGCAGCGTGGCGGAGAGATCATCCCATACGTCGCTACCGGGGCGGCGATTGTGGATGGTCAGGCGGAATGTGCCATCGCGGAGATGCAGCACTTCCACGACCTCGTCAGGCGTTTCGAGGATCGTCGTGGTGATGTTCATGGCGTGCGGCTCTGCCTCCAAGCGTTGCTCATGGCTTCGACTTCTCGAACGGGGCGAGGGCGGCTAGCATCAGCAGCAGGAACACGACGCTCATGGCACCACGCGCAGCTTGAAGACGGCGCGCCGGGGCGGGTTGGCCAGCCGCTCGGCCTGGGCCATGTCCGCCACTATGTCGTCCATGGTCAGCTCCATGCGCTGCACGCGGCTGGCGTAGTGCAGCAGGCGGGCCGCGATATCGGGCCGGTCGTCTCCCAGGTCATTCGCCATCTGGCGGGCCTCCAGAGCGAGGCTCACGGCTGGGCCTCCTCGGGGGGCAGGGCGGCGGCCAGCATGGCACGGACTTCCTCTGCCGCCTGCGGGTCGAACTCGGCGATGGCGGCGATCGGAGCGGCATTCATGGCAGCGGCTTCGGCGAGCTTGTCCAGTGCCTCAGTGCGGACGCACGCCTCAACCGTCCGGCGCCAGATATCGAGCCACTCGGAGCCGGTGCCCAGGATCCTGCCGCCCTTCTTGGTCGCGAAGGGATATTGCGGGGCGTCGTCATCCGGCTGCGGCGTGTCGTAGGTCGGCGCCAGCTTGGCCATGCGCTCATCCTGCGGCTCGGTGGTAGCATGCAGCATAGGCTTGACGCGTGTCGGCTCGGCCTTGGCCTCGATCGTCTGCCCAGAGAAGTTGTCGGGCGGAATGTCACGGGCTTCCTCGGCGCTGATCAGGCCGCGCAGCAGATCGGGAAAGGCGTCGCGCAGCGCAAAGCCGCGGGCGCGCAGTTGCAGCATGCGGTTGGGGTATTGCTGCCAAGGTCCGCCTTTGTTCCATAGCCCGGCGCGTTTGGCGTCGGCGACGCTGAAGCGGGAGGTGGTCGGGGTGGAACCGCGGCGCTTGGCAATGCAGGTGGCGGTAAGGGCGTCGCCGTCGCCGTCGATGGTTTCGATGACATCCTCACAAGCCGGGCTGGCGCGGCACAGCCCGATCATCGCGTCGCCCCAGATCGCGGGACGGCCGTTGATGACGCTGATGTTTTGCAGCGATTGCAGCGGGGCGAGGCCGAGCTCGCTGCCCATCTGGATGGCCACCATGACGTTCTCGGGGCGGTTGATGTAGTCCTTCGGCACCATGGATGACTTGGCTGCCATGGCGGCGAAGCGTTCCAGCTCGGCGAAGGATTGCGGACGCAGGCCGGCGGGGACCACGGCGGCATGCTTGGTGATGGCATTCATGTCAGATCCTCCGAATCGTAATGATTGGGGCTGTGTTGCTGAATGAGGCGCCCGGCACTTCGGCGCCTTCCTTAAGGGCGGCGGCGATTGCCATGAGGTTGGGTTCGCTCTTGGTGCGGACGAACCGCTCGGGCAGCAGCGCCACATCGCGCACGACCACGCGCGGCCGGCCGGGGACTATGCTGACGGTGAAATCGGGGGCCAGCAGCGACTTCAGCCCCAGCGTCTCCATCGCATCGCGCACCGCCGATCGGCATGCGTCGCCGCGAGCTTCAAAGCGCGAGCGCCGCTGTTCCAGCACCTTCATGTGGCGGTCGAGCGCGTCGGCGAATAGCTCGGCCTCGACGCCGTGGCGGATGATGGCGCGGAGCTGGTCGAGGATGTCTGTGGAGCCGTCTATCTGATCCGTGAAGAGCTGCTCGTCGGTTTCCATATCCGGATGCAGCGCCAGCAACTGCTCGCGCAGCCTCGCCAGCCAGTCGAGATCCATCGGCGCGTTCATGCCGCGCGCTCCCGGCGATAGAAGCTGTGGCACTCGCCGCATGGGGCGCCGGTCATGCCGCGGGCATCCTCGGGCGGCTCTCCGGCGCAGACGTAAGAGCATGGAAAGGTGGTGCGGACGGTGACCATGCCGGTGCCGTTGCAATAGTCGCAGAGCATATCGGCGGCCAGTTCGGCGGCCTCGTCGGCGTCGTCCTGTTGCTGCTCAAGGTCGCTGATGGCGGCGTCCTCGGTGGCGCCCTTGCCGATCATCTGGCCGGGGCTGCCGTCGTAGTTGTCGAGATACGCGCACCAGCATTCGAGGGCTGGCGCGAAGCCGGTCGTGTCTTGGTGCGTGATGATGTGGGCCATGGCTCAGACCCCCGCTGCGTATGCGCTGAACCAGGGGCGGCGGTCGCTCTCGATCTGCTCGACGATGTTGTCGAGGTCGGAGAGGCGCTCGTTCAGGGTGTCGGTGAGGGCGGCGATGATGTCCTCGATCCGCGCATCCGTGGATGCCTTGTAGGCGGTATCGAGGCCCGCGAGCGCGGCCTTGATGGCGGCGCGGGTGGTGTCGGTGGCGAAGATGTCGTGGGGGTTCATGGCTCAGCCCTCCCCGTTGTCGGCGAGGCTGTGGGCGATCACCTCGGCCGCCGCCAGCCCCTCCTCCCGCCGGAGGAGCCATTTGGCGCGGGGAATGGTGACGCCATCGATGCGGTAGGTGATGCGGACGCCGCAGCGCATGGCCGGGGTGTGATAGAGGGCGCGGTGGCTGGTGAAGATTTCGCCGTTGATGGTCTCTTTGGTGAGCAGGGTCGGGGTTGTCATCGTCTGGCTCCTGGCATGGCGCGGCGTGGCGCCCGGTTGGTGTGCCAGGAGATTTAGACGCAAAAGCTATAGGGTGCAAGCCTGTTTTAGCTGTTCCCGAGAATTATTTTGCCGTAGCGGCTAAGTGTCTCGGGGCGTCTGGAGCTTGCGTGCCAGCATGGTCTCGCCGAAGCGCAGCTATTCATCGATGGTGGCCTCGGTGGACTGTGTAAGGATGCGATGGGCGCGGATCAGCCGCTCGGCGGTCTTGCGATCAACCGGGTCAAGGGTCAGGGCAATGGCCGGCACGCCATAGGCTTTGCCTAGGAGTTCCAATTCGCGCATCCCCACAGCATTCACCCCCGTCTCCCATTTCTGGACTGTGGTGAAATGCCGGCCAATCTTGCCCGCAACCTGCTCCAGGGTAAAGCCGAGAGTCGTGCGCCATTTCTTCAGGTAGGCCGACATAGGGCGAACCTGTCCCCGAAAGGGCGGCCGGTCTAATGCTGTCTCGTCTAGATGGCGGCGCTGGCGGCCATCGTGCGCTTGACCCCTTTTTGATTGAACGTCTAGCATGTGGGGATGACCCTCCGAGAATATCGCACGCGCGCGGGTTTGACCCTGGAGCAGATGGGAATGCTGCTCGGGGGGGTGCATTTCACGACCGTCCAGAAGTGGGAGATGGGCATAAACGTGCCCGACGCGATCGCGGTGGCGCGGATCGAACAGGTGACCGGCGACCAGGTTCGTGCGTCCAGCTTCAAGCGGCGTGCCAAGACCAAGCGGCGGCTGCGCGGTGCCAGGACGAAGGCAACGGAGGAGCAGGACCGAGGGCGCGCACATGGATAAGCGGTCAAAGCAGCCGGAAGTCTCATATCGTGCCAGTCGTTCCCCGTTCGCCGCAACAGCTAAAGTTGGCAATAAGCCAATAGTTCCGCGCCGTGCAAGTGACAAACGCCGTGAGCACTATTGCGGCGTTAACGCGGGCGTCACGCCGTGAGCGCCCATCGCCAGGCGGCGGGGCAACGGCCGGGGGCCATGGCGTGGTCCGACGAGGACGACGAGCGGCTGGCGGCGCTCTGGACCGAGGGGCTGTCCGGCGTGGCGATCGGCAAGGCCATGGGGCGCACGAAGTCTGCGTGCCTGGGGCGGGCGCATCGGCTGGAGTTGGAGGCGCGGGCCTCGCCGATCCCGACTGGGTCGCGGATGAGCGGAGCGGCTGGGGTGGTGAAGGCGGTTGCGCGGGTTGAGGCCAAGGCTGCGGCGCCGGAACCGGAGCGTGCGCCGCCTGGCCGCCCCCGGCAGCGGCTGTCGCTGTGGCTGGTGCCGACTGGCGTGGTGCGGGAATGCCAATGGCCACACGGGACGCCGGGGCAGGCGAGTTTCTACCTGTGCGGCGATCCGGCGTTCCCATGCCGGCCATACTGTGAGCGGCACTGCCGCCGGGCGTTCCTGAACTGGCGCCCGCATTCCTACGCACATGCGGTGGCGTCATGAGCGGGCGTCCATTCCGGCTCACCGAGGAGGTCAAGACGGAGCACGTCTTCCAGGCCGAGGCGTGCCGGGCGCTGCGTATCCTGCTGCCGCGCGATGCCTTCGTGACCGCGATCGACCACGCGCACAAGAAGGACGCGCTCACCGGGGCGATCCTCAAGGGCAGGGGCGCTGTCAGTGGCCTGCCGGATCTGTGGGTGGTGGTTGGCGGGCGGTTGTATTGCCTCGAACTCAAGCGGCGCGGCGGCTACCTCTCCGAGAACCAGCGGGAATGTCATGCGCTGATGCGCCAGGCGGGGGTTGAGGTCGCGGTGTGCCGCTCGCTGGACGAGGTGGTGGCGGCTCTGCGGGGCTGGGCGCTGCCGTTACGCGGGAGGATCGCGGCGTAATGAAAGGAGCCGGGGGATGCTGAATGAAGAGCAAGCAGCGATCATCAAAGGGCTGTTGGCGCGGGGCGAAAAGCAGCACGACATTGCGGCGTTCTTCGGGGTCAATGGCGGGCGCATCGCCGAGGTCAAGACCGGAGCGCGGTTTCCCGATGTGCAGCCCGCGCCGAAGCGGGATCTGCCCAGCCCGGCCACGGTGACGGCGGGCGGGTATTCGTCGTTCGTCGCGGTGCAGGCCCTGCGGATCATCGAGGTTGCGGTGCAGTCGGCGATTGCCCGCATTGCCGAACACATCGAGCCGCACAGGGGCAAGCCGTCATGAGCGCGGCGACATGGGCCAATAATGAATCCCTATCCGAATGGGAAACTGAGGGGTTGGCACTGGGCGAACGTGAACGCTCGGCGGAAAGCCTGATGTGGGACATCGGCGACTGGTGGAACCGCGGCGAGCGGTATGGCGACCGGGTAGCGGTGGTGCATCGCCAGCAATGGACCGGGCCGCAATATGGGACATGCCGCAATGCAGGAACGGTGGCCAAGGCATGGGATGTGTCACGGCGCCATGACAGATTGAGCTATGATCACCACCGCATTGCCGCGCCGCTACTGCCGGTGGTAGCGGATCAGTTGCTTGACTGGTGCGAGGAGCCGATCGCCGAGACGGGCGAGCCGCGTTCAACCCGAGAACTGGCCGCCGAGATCAAGCGAGGGCGCCGGGCCGAGCGGATCGACACGCTAGCGTCCGCCGAGCCGGTCGAGGGCATCTACCACGTTATCTACGCCGACCCGCCGTGGCGGTTCGAGCCGTTCTCGCGCGACAGCGGCATGGACCGGGCGGCGGACAACCACTACCCGACGATGGACGTGGATGGCATCAAGGCTCTTGAGGTGCCCGCTGCCGACGATGCGGTGCTGTTCCTGTGGGCCACCGCGCCGATGCTGCCCGAGGCGCTGGAGGTCATGGCGGCGTGGGGGTTCGAATACAAATCGCACTGCATCTGGGCCAAGGACGTTCTCGGTACCGGCTACTGGTTCCGCAGCCTGCATGAGCTGCTGCTGGTGGGCACGCGGGGCGACATTCCGGCCCCGGCGCCTGGCACGCAATACGCCTCGGTGATCGAACTGGCGGTGGGCGAGCACAGCGCCAAGCCGGTGGGTTTCGCCGAGATGATCGAGGAGCTGTATCCCGGCCTGCGGCTGCTGGAGATGTTCGCGCGCGGCCCGCGGCTGGGCTGGACGGTGTGGGGCAACGAGGCGGCGGCACAGGACGCGGCGGCATGACCCAGTTCGCCATCGACGTGGAAATGCCGGCCGACTGGAAGCACGACCACCGGCTCTACGAGCTGCTGTCCGACGCGCTGGCCGAGGCGGATTGCTGCTGGCTCCAGGGGGCCTGCGCGGTGGGATTCCTGCTCGCCTGCGTGATGGAGGGGAACGACGACGTGGATTACCGCACGGCGGTGGCGGGGAAGATTTGCCAGATGGTCATGGCGGTGGCGCGCACTGGGGAGATCGGCGGGGGGAGGCTGCAATGAGCGTTGCTGGAACGCAGAGAACCGGCCAATATGCAGAACGCCCCGGCGGGAACCGGGGCGAACTGAACTGGAAACCTAATCGGCTCTCGCGGAACCGTAGGATGGGCGGAGTGACTGCCCCCATTTTGCACCCCTCGGGCCGAAACGCAAGAGGTGTGTCATGAGCGTGGCCGGTCTTCTGGATGCTATGCGTGCGTGCGGCCCGACGGATAAGCGTCGCCCGACGAGCTATCGCCTGGTGTGGATGTGCCTGGAGAACCACGCCAACGGGCACCGGGTCTGGCGCATGACCGAGCGGGACATCGCTGCGGAATTGCAAATCGGTATCAACACCGTCTCGCGCGCGATCCATGGATTGATTGCGGACGGCATCGTCGAGGTCGATCGGTTCAAGCGCCGCCCGAGCGTGTTTCGCATGCTCAAGAGCTATGCCAAACCGAACGGGAAAGGCCCCCATTCTCACGGGGACTTGACCCCCCAAAATGGCCCCTCAACGCAGGACTTGAACACCCAAAATGGGGGGTCAACTACCCCTCCTCGCAAATACTTGACCCCCCAGATTGACCCCTCAACCACCGAGTTGACCCCCCAAAATGGGGGGACCAAGACTCCACCAGTAAGAATCCACCAGAAAGGAAAGAACACCCCTACCCCTCACGCGGCACCAGTTGGCGACGGCAAGCCGCCGCCGTGTGTGAGCCAGCCGGCCGGCTTCGCTGACTTCTGGGCAGGTTATCCACGCAAGGTCGGCAAGCGCGCCGCTGCCACCGCATTCGCCGCCGCCGTCAAGCGCGGCACTCACCCCGACGACATCCTCGACGGCCTCGATCGCGCCCGGCCCAAGATGGAACTCCTCGACGAACGCTACCGCCCACACCCCAAGACTTGGCTCAATCAGGACCGCTGGCACGACGAACCCGATACCGTCGATCCCGTCCTGCGCGCCCTCGGCCTCGTCCCCGATGACATGGCCACCGGGCTGTTTGCCGGACTGCGCCTCCAATGAGCCGCGTAGGAACCAAGCGCGGCCAATGGTTCGCCATGCTGGCCAAGCTCACCAGCCCGATGGAAAGCTCCGCCGCTGCCCAAGCCTTCGCCGCCTACGCGCCGATGCTGGCCAGCTTCCCGGACGACGCATTCACCATCGCCAGCCTCGAGCACGTCGCCGCCAACTGCCGCCATGGCGTGCCAACCTACGCTGATCTTCGCGAGCATCTTGCCGCCTGGTGGCGCGATAACCGCCCACGACCCACCGCCATCCTCGGGCGAGACACCAGCATCCCCGAACCGCGCACCGAACCCACCGACGCAGAACGCGCCTACGTCCGCAGCCTCGTCGCCAACCTCACCGCCGAGCTCCACGCAAACCACGCCGAGGTCTACAACCGCGCCGAAAAGCCACAGGGCGCCCCCTACAAGCCCGCGCCGCCGCTTACCCGCGAACAACTTGCCGAGCACTACAAGCGCGCCGGCATTTCGGGACCGAAGTTGCGCGAATGACCGCACTCGCCCACCAAACTCTTGACCCTAAGCCATTGACGCGCATAAAAGCGCCGCAACCTGACGCCAACCACGCCGGGTGCGGTAGCTATTGGCTCGTCGCACAAACCCACCCACAGGCCGAACGATGGGCCGCAACCCAGCTCACCGGCGCCGGCTATCACACATACCTCCCGCTGATCGTCGTCCAGCGCCGCGACCGGCATACGCCGACAATGCTGCACCGCGTCGAGCGCCCGCTGTTCACCGGCTACGTCTTCGTGGCCGTTGGAACCGAGGACCGCTGGTCACCGATCCTGTCCTATCGCGGCATTCGCCAGGTGCTCATGAGCGGCTCGACACCCCACCATCTCGATCCAGCCATTATGCACGCCCTACAGGCCGGTGACGCCTTCCGCCGCCTCCCACTACCGGACGCACCGCTCCTGCGCCCTGGCGCCCCCGTCACGTGCCTCTACGGGCCATTCCAGGGACGAGAGGCCGTCGTCATCGCAGCGGCGACGAATACAGCGAGGATTGCGTTGCCGATGCTGGGGGCATTGCGAGAGCTAACCGTCCCCATCGCATGTCTCACAGCACGAGAATGAATCTCTACAGTAGAATGCTCTAGATGGCACTCGGACGAAAAACCGGCGGACGCTCAAAAGGAACGCCCAACAAGGTCAACGGCGACCTCAGAGGCATGATCGTCGGTGCCTTAGCGGGAGTGGGCGGCCAGGAATATCTCATGCGCCAGGCCGAGCAAAATCCCGTCGCGTTCATGGGACTCATCGGCCGCGTGCTGCCTTTCCAGATGACCGGCGAGAATGGCGCACCCATTGCAGTTGATTTCCGCTGGGCAGATGCAACCGAACCATCAGTGCCGCAGACGATCGATGCGGAATCGGACACAATGATCTCGGTGATGTTCGCAGAGACAGCCGATGTCGATGGCAACTGAGCAGACCCGCGCAAAGGTTACGCTGCCGTTCGCGCCCCGGCCCTGGCAAAAGCCTCTCATCGACGACCCGGCCAAGCGTATCGTTGCCGTCGTGCATCGTCGGGCCGGCAAGTCTACCGCCCTCATGTGGCGCGGCTTCAAGCGTGCTCTGACCGATCCAAAACCATTGCCGCGGGTCGTCCATATCCTGCCGTATGGCGTCATGTGGAGCCGCACCGGCCTGTGGGATCAAGCGGTGCGGGCGGCGGATGCCATCCCCGGCGCGGTCGTCCGCCGCTCCGAGATGGCCATCAAGCTGCCAAATGGCGGCACCTGGCAGGCAGGCGGTGCGGACAACCCGGATAGCTGGCGCGGGGGATACGCCGATGAGTGCATCATCGACGAGTTCGACGATACGCCGCAATCAATGGTGCCGCTGGTTATTGAACCGATGCTCGCAGATAGAGACGGCACCCTGGTTCGATCTGGCACGCCCAAGGGCCGCGGGCTACTCCAAGCCGCATACGACAGAGCACGCACCACGCCCGGCTACAGCGCATACCTCCTCGATCACACCCGCACCAACGCCTTGTCGGCAGAAGCCATAGAGCGGCTGCGGACTGAGATGAGCGACGAGGAGTTCGAGCAGGAACTGTGCTGCTCGTTCAATGCGCCCAACAGCGGCAGCTATTACGGCAAGCTCATGGATGAGGTGGAGCGGGCCGGGCGGATTGGCGGCGTGCCGCATGATCCGGCGCTAAAGGTCTGGACCGCTTGGGATCTCGGCGTGCATGATTCCACAGCCATTTGGTGCTGCCAGGTCACCAAGGGCGGCGAGTGGCGGCTGATCGACTACATCGAGGACAGCGGCGCTGGCTTGGATCACTACGTCCGCATCCTCCAGACACGCCCATACGTCTACGAGCGCCATATCCTGCCCCACGATGCAGCGGTGCGGGAGCTGGGGAGTGGGAAGTCCCGCATTGAAACCCTGCATTCCCTCGGCGTTCGCCCCACCCGCCAATGCCGTTCGCACAGCGTCGCTGACGGCATCAATGCGGTTCGCATGATCCTGCCGCGGGCATGGTTCGATGCCGAGCGTTGCGCCAAGGGCATCAGCGCGCTGCGGCATTACCGGCGGGAATGGAACGAGGCGGCGCAGACCTGGCGCAGCGCACCAGTCCATGACCACGCCAGCCACGGTGCCGATGCAGCGCGCTATCTGGCGCTTGGCGTGCGCGATACCGAGACACCGACCGTGGACATCATCAGCGGGCAGTTGCCGACCCGGAAATACCTCGAGCCGCGCGGGCTGGAATCATCGTGGATGGGGATCTGAACATGGCCACCGCACCGAAAGCCGCAGCCGAAACGCCAGAGCCGCAGGCATCGACCAACGACGTGCGCCGCATGGTGATGATGCTCACCGAGGACTGGCTGAACAACGACCGCACGCATGCCGCAGAGATCGCCGCCATCTACGCCGACATCCTCGCCCAGCTCGGCCCGCCGACAAACCGCGACGTTCCGTATGTGGCGAGCCAGCCGGGGCTGGAGCAACTCACATGCACCATGGGCAACTGGGACGGGGAACCCACCTCATACGCCTACGCGTGGCACAGCGACGGCGTGGCCGATGGCACGACCGGCGCCGAGCGGCCAGTTGCGGTCGAGGACGCCGGGCATACGCTGGCCTGCGTGGTGACGGCGACCAACGCCCTCGGCAGCACGGCTGCGCCCATGAGCAACGGCGTGGCGATACCGGCCGCGGTGTTATGAGGCGAGCGCCCGCGAAGGCGTCCGCCAAGCCGCCGCCCCCGGCTCCGTTGCGGAACCGCAAGGCGCCGCCGCCGTTACCGTCTCGCGGGCCGACCAAGGCATCGGCGTCCGCGCAATCCCACAAAGGAGGAACGGCTATGGCGACGTTACCAACGCATGAGGAGAAGGCTGCGGACACGCATGCCGACAAAGGCGTGCCCAAACCTGGGCCGGGCATCATGGCGCCCCGTCCTGACTATCTGCTGGCGATGCTGGCCACCGACTACATCATCGGCGACAAGCATCACTACGCGCTGATCCGCGCGGCGGCGCTGCGGCTGCTCGAGAACCTGGGCGAGGACGGCAAAGAGGCGAAGGCCCGCATCGAGGGGCTAAGCAGCGCCGATCGGCCGGTGGCGGCGCCGACTGCGAAAGCTGCATAGCAACCGAAGGTGGCGGCATCATGATTTCGCTCCTGATCTGGCTGCTGATACTGATCCTCGTCATGGGGGTCATCGTCTGGGTCATCCAGCAGATCCCGCTGCCGCCACCGTTCGGCGCAATCGCCCTGGCCATCATCGCGCTGGTATTCATTCTCATTATCGTCTCGGCCCTGCTCGGCGAGATACCGTTGCGACCGCTCGGAATACGCTAACAACCCTGGGGAGGGGGATATGCCATTCGATGCAATGCCGGAACGCGAGGCCGAGGACATCGTCCGCCTGCGGGTGGCCCGCGACGGAGTAGGCGCCGGATGGAATACCGGCAACCTCGGTCTGGAGGAGGACCAGAAGCACTGTGCCATCGGGTGGCTGCTGGTGGCGACGGACTGGGATGAGGAGGCAGCCACCCAGCTCGCGCTGGACTACGTCTGGCCGGCGCTGCCGCCCACGGTGCAGGCCAAATACCAGGGCAAGATCGAGGCGATCTACAAATACAACGACAACGGCGACCGTAAGCGGGTGTTGGAGCTGTTCAACAACGCCATCCGGCTAGCGGAGCGTGCCGACGCAAAGGCCAATGCCTCCCGCTGAACAGTCGCCCGCCCCGTGGGAATACGAGCAACGCCTGATTGACCGCATAGCCATCCGCGAGGCGGCGGCGACACTGACGCCCAGGCTGCGCCGCGTCATGGTGGGCTACTACCATCGCGGCGAGACGCTGGAGGAGATCGGCAACCGCGAAGGCTGCCACAAGGAACGCATCCGGCAGCTATTGCAGAAGGCCGAGCGCAAGATGTGCGCGGCGGTGGCCAGCCCGAAGATCAAGGCGGGGCACCAGCTACAGACGACGGCCCGCACGCCCCCGCCAGGCTTCGACAAGGCCGCGTTCCTCGCCCACATGCGCGGGCTGCGGGACTGGGAGGCCACCCGCAAGCTCCGCGAGTTCGAGGAGGAACGCGGCAGGCTCGCCGAGATGCTCGAGGAGGAGCGCCGCAGCCGGGACTACGCCGAGAAGCTGACGGCCAAGGCCAAAGCGGCGCACCCCGTAGGCAAGATCCAGTTCAAGCACCCGGTCGAATATACGATCGGCGACCAAGCATACACCGCCCCGCCGGCTACCTCCTTTCACTACCACGACGGCGCCACGGCGTTTCCTGGCACCTACTACGGCCACCCGCCGCCGCTGACCGAAGCGGAAATGGTCGTCAAAGCCGACTGGGCGCTGCGGCTGTTCCTGCTATCCCGGCGCCCAGCCACTGCCGGCGTCCCGTGGCTCGGCAAATGGGCGACACGGGTGCAATACCCGCGCGACGGCGGCCAGATCGGCGAGGCCGTGGCGCAACTGGCACGCGATATCCCGCAGCATGCGCGGCTCTCCGCGTTTCCGCTCGCGATCCCCGAAGGCGTCAAGGGCGCGGTGGCGCGCAACTCCTGGGCCGCCGTGCGCGTGCTCGCCAGCGCCGACGATCTCATGCTGGTCGTCGATACCACCTGGGACGAGGGACCATGACACCGCTCGCCCAGATGATCGTGAACAGGGATATGGACCTGGGTGGCAAGCCGACCGTGCCCGAGCTTCAGACGAGCGATTGCCATTGTTTCGAGGTTTCGGAGGTATTGGAGCTGATTGGCGACCTGATCGGCAACGTGCATTGGCGGGCGCGCGAAGATCCGCACCTGTTCCTGCCGTCGCCGATTACATGGATCGAGCACCGGACGCGCAACGGGCGCAACGGGGCGTTGCTCTATCAGAACCCATACGGCCGCATCAAAATCAATCTTGGCGTCGGCCACGAATGGATTGCGCAACCGATTGTCGCCCGACTGCTGGCCTATAATTCCGACGACGAAACCTTGCTGTGGTGCCAGAATTTGCTGTTCTTCGGAATGTCGATGGCGAACGGCCGCTTCTACACCGGGCAGCACGGATTGGAGGATAGCGGCAAGTTCGACGACATCGAGTTGATGGGGCGCAGTCGGGAGATCATAGCTTCCCTGGCCCTCATCAATACCCCGCGCATCATCGGACGCCGCCAGCATATGCCCCATGCCGGGATGCAGAAGAAGATCGCGGCTGGCAAGAAAATGGTGGGCAAATTCCCGCTCAAGGCGTGGACCGAGATCAAGCTGGAGGTAACGCCGCCGGTCATCGACGGCACCCCCCACGAAACCAGGCTCACCGGAGGCAAGGCGCTGCATTTCTGCCGGGCGCATCTGCGTATCAGGATGGGTCGTCTCGAAAGGGTCAGCGCGCATTGGCGGGGCGATCCATCGCTGGGCATCAAACAGACCCGCTACAGCGTGATACCGCCACGACAGCACCACCGGCAGTTAGCTAAGGGACAAGGCTGATCCGATGCGATGGCCGATGACACCCCGCAGGAGCCTAAACCGCGCAACTGGCTGACGCTCGGCGTGCTCGGCACCGCCGCGGGCGTTGCCGTCTACGTCTTCACCATCGGCTCCGAAATCGGCGCCATGCGCCACAAGATCGACACCCATGACATTCGCATCGACGCGCTCGAAACCCGCGGCAGCGGTCCCGTGCAGGCGACCGCCGAGAAGGTCAACGGACTGACATCGCGGGCGGACAGGATACTGACCGAACTTCTCGCCATGCAGCAGAGAATTGCCGACCTCCAGGCCACCCAGCAGAGCCAGAGCGTGGTGCTGGAGCGCATGCAACGAGACATGGCGCCACGGACGCCAGGGAACCCCTAAATGCCGCGTCCCAAAGCTGAAGACACCAAGATCATCGCCGAGGCGAAGGCGCGCTTTGACCGCTGCCAGGCGTGGGAATCCGCTTGGCGCGATCGGGCCAAATTCGACATCAAATTCGCCAACGGAGACGCGCTGAATCATGGGCAGTGGGACTCAAACGTGCGCCAGGAGCGCGGCGCGCGGCCATGCCTGACGTATAACCAGACCCGGCAACACAATTTGCAGGTGATCAACGATGCGAGACAGAACAAAGCGCAGATAAAGGTCACGCCAACCGGCGGCAGAGCCTCCTACGAGTCCGCCCAGATCTTCGCGGGCATCATCCGCCGCATCGAATACCAGAGCAAAGCCGTGGACGCCTATTCCACCGCCATTTACCACCAGGTCGAGAGCGGCATCGGCTACGTCCGCGTCGAAACCGACTACGTGGACCAAAATTCGTTCGATCTGGACCTGTTCATCCGCCGGATCTCCGATCCGTTCACGATCTACTGCGACCCAGATGCGAAAGAATACGACAAGGCCGACATGAATTTCTGTTTCGTGTTCGAAGACGTGCCGCGGGATCGGTATGAGGAGGAGTTCGGCAAGGAAGACAGCCCCGCCCCGGCCACTTTCGACAACACCGACACATGGAACGACAAGGACCACGTGAGGATCGCCGAATATTGGCGCCGCAACATCAACGACGAAACCATCCACCTGATGCAGGACGGGACGACCGTCAGGGACAGCGAGATACCGGCGGAGGTGCGCGAGCAACTGAAGCCCTTCATCGTCAAAAGCCGCAAGGTCGCCGAACCCGAGATTGAGTGGTTCAAGCTGGCGGGAAATCGCATCATCGATCGCGAGGAATGGCCCGGAAAGTATATTCCCATCGTCCCGTTCATCGGCGAAGAGCTGGTGATGGACGGCGAAATGGACCGCAAGGGCCATACACGCTCCCAGATCGACGCACAGCGCATTTACAACTACTGGGCGAGCGCAGCCGTTGAGCAGGTCGCGCTCCAGACCAAGACGCCCTACGTCGCCACCGCCGCGGCCATCCAAGGCCACGAAGAGCAGTGGATGACGGCCAACATCAAGAACTGGAGCGTGATGCTCTACAACGGCGTCGGCGAGGACGGCGCCCCGATCGCCCCGCCGGCCCGCGAACCACCGCCGCAAATGGCCCAGGCTTACGTCACCGGGATGCAGATCGCCCGCGAGGATCTGCGCGCCGTCACCGGGCAATATCAGGCCGCGCAGGGCATGCCATCCAACGAGCGGTCAGGTATTGCGATCCAGCAACGCCAGCGGCAGTCCGAGCAGGCAACTTATCATTACGTGGATAATCAGGCCAAGGGCATACGGCAAGTTGGCAGGATATTGCTCGATCTCATCCCCAAGATTTACGATGTGCAGCGGGTGGTGATGACCTTGGGCGAGGATGGCAGCGAGGCCAAGGTCGTGGTCGCACCCGATGCCCCCGAGGCCCACCAGGCGATCGGCCAGGGGCCTGATGGCAATCCGCAGCAGCTGACGCAGGGCGATGCCCAGAAGCAGATGCAAGACCCGGATCAGCCCGACCCTACGATCATATTCAACCCCACGGTCGGCCAATACGACGTCGAGGCCGATGTCGGGCCGAGCTACGGCACCCAGCGCCAGGAGGCCGCCAACGCCTTCTCGCAGATCATGGCGCAGAACCCGGAGGCGTTTCAGATCGTCGGCGACTTCTGGGCCACTAATTCCGATTTCCCCGGCGCGGACGAACTCGCCGACCGGCTCAAGCGTGGCCTGCCGCCGCAATACAAGGCCGACGCCCCCGATCCGCAGGTCATGGCGATGCAACAGCAGTCCCAGCAGATGCAGCAGCACGCGCAGGAGCTTCTGGGCAAGGCCGACGCCGAAATCCAAGACCTCAAGCAGCAGCTTGTGCTGATGCAGGCCCAGGCCAAGGACAAGAGCGGAGAACTCATCATCAAGGACTACGAGGCCGAGACCAAGCGGCTTGCGGCGGTCGGCAGCATTGATCCGGTGGCGTTGCAGTTGGTGGTTCGGCAGCTCGTCTCCGACATGCTCGATACGCAGTTGGAGGAGAAGCTGTATGGGCATGCTGACGTTCAGCGGCAACTGGCCCAGCGCATGACCCCGCCAGCGCCTCCAGAGGCCGCAGAGGGCGAGGGCGCACCGAACGGGCAGGCTGCACCGCCAGGGGCGCCCATGGGCATGCCCGCACCGCCTCCGGGCCCGATGCAGTAGCCAATGCCCGACCGCTTCAACCCGCTCCGCATCCAGCCGCCGCCCGAGGCGCGCACCAACATGCTCGCCGGGCCGCCGCAACCCGACTGGGCTGGTGCCACGGACGAGAACATCCGGCTGTATAATGACTTCCTCGCGCGGGATCGGCAGCGGCAGATCGAACTGGGGAATATTGACCCGGCAACAGGGCAATTTACCCCACAGGGCTGGCAGGCACAGGCGCAGAACATAGCCGGTGGCTTTGGACCGGCGGACGTTGGCATGGTCGGCGGCATGGCCGGGCTGATAAAGAACTATCACGGCTCTCCACACTTGTTCCCGCCGACCCCGAAGAACCCGCTGGGCGAGTTCAACATGAGCAAGATCGGCACCGGGGAAGGCTCACAGGTGTTCGGGCAGGGCATGTATACCGCCGAGCGCGAGGGCACCTCGCAGGGATATCTGCCCCCCCCCTCACAGCCGACACCGATCTCGCCTGAGTTCAAGGCTGCGCTGAAAGCCGATGATTATCTCGGCTTCGAGACAGCATCGCAGGCCATCGCAGCCATGAGGGCACATCCGGATTGGGCGAAGCGGTGGGATATAGCCGACCCCGCAGCATTGAAGACGGCATTCGACGCCCACGAAGTCGCGCGGAATGCCAATCGTGGCGGCCATATGTATGAGGTCAACATCCACGCAGAGCCGGAAGATTTTCTGCACTGGAACAAACCGATCGGCGAGCAAAACCCGCAGGTGCAGGATATGGCGCGTCGGGTAGGCATCGATCCGCGCGATTTCGACATCGTCAAAGGCGCCGCACTCTACCGCAAGGCCGGCGATTATTTCGGACCTTCCAGCAAGGATCCCAGCTTCGACATGGCCGCCACCACGGGTCTGCGCGAGGCTGGCATCCCAGGCATTCGCTACCTCGACCGGGGCAGCCGGCACTTGGAACCGGACCACCCTGACGCCACCCACAACCACGTCGTCTTCGATCCCGCCACCATGGAAATAGTCCGCCGCTACGGCATCGCCGGGCTGATCGGCGGCGGCGCCGCTGCCACAGCCGCAGGCGGACAGGACCAGGGCAGCCAATGAGCGAGAACGTCACCGAACTCCTCGCCGAGATCGAGCACCAGCGTGAGGAAATCAACGCCTGGCGCGACCGCGTCACCGTGGATACCGCTACTATCGAGCGGCTGCGCGAGGAAATCAGGCACCTGCGCGCCACGCTTGACGACCAGATGACCGGGCTGGACGCCGAACCGAACGCCGATAGCAAGCTGGCATTGGCGTTGATGAAGTATGGCGCCACACATAAAGCCCGCGTTCTGGAACTGGAGGCCGAGATCGCCACCATGCGCGGCAGCCTGGCACCCCACCCGGCCGACGATGAGCCGGGCAACTACACCCACGACGTGGCGCCGTCAGCGCCCCGCTAAACCATGGCACAGCCGCCAAACGCCCTGCAAATTCCCGGCCCGCTGGGGCAAGAGGACAACGCGCTATATCTGAACGCACCCGCAGGCGGGGCGGCATGGCTAACCGGCGCCGACACAGTGGCACGCCAGAGGGCACAGGACATCGCCAACGGGCTGGTGGACCCCAACACTGGGCAACTGACGCCAGCCGGCATGCGCGCCCAGGCGCAGGCTGTCCTGATGGGCTTCGGACCCAGCGATATCGGCGCCATGGGCGGCGGCTTCATGGCGGGGCTAAAGAACCTGCCAATGGACGTGGCTAGCCGAATGGAACGCGCCCGCGCCATGGGCTTCGACACGGCGAACCCGATGTATCACGCAACGCCCTACGATTTCGCCGAGTTCAAGCCGAGCAACTGGCGCGGCGGATCATACTTTGCCCCAACCCCCGAAGGCGCCATGCGCGGCGCTTCATCGGGGGGCATGGAACACCCCGCGCTGGCAGGCCCGACAGCCCCCGCCGAACGCGGCGGAATGCAGATCATCCCGGCATATCTCGGCGGCAAAATCTGGGGACGCGATCCGCTGCCGGAAGGCTGGTTGCCGCAGGAACTGACCTATGGGCAATACAAGGCGATAGCCAGCGGACAGGACAAGATTGAACTTCCCGGCCTGTCAAAAGCCGAAAATGCCTATGTCAACCTGACCCGGCAGCGGGCGGCGCAACGGCATTACACCGAGGCCGTGCCGGAAAGCGAATGGCACAACTATGCGGGCGAGAATGAACATGCGCTGCCGATGAAGCTGGAATCACAGCCAGTCGCCGAACCGTTCTGGGGCTATGAAAGCATCGAGGGCGGCGATTATCCCAGCCCATACGCAGCCTCGGGCAGCATGGCGCCAGCCGAACAGCGCGCACTGCTGCAACGCCTGGGCTATTCCGGATGGGTCGTGAAAGACGAAGGCGGCCATTCGATTGCCATGGCTGACCCGTCGAAGATTCGCGCGACATCGGCAGACTTCGACCCCAGCAAAGCCGCATCCCGAAACATGCTGTATGGCGCCGCCGGATTGGCTGGCGGTGCTGCCGTGGCAAATCGCCGCGACGAATAACCGCCACTACCAGAGGCACCCCATGAGCGACCAGCCCAACGCACCGGCCTCGGCCGAAGGCGAACCTGCGCCCGCAACCGAGCCGACAGTAACGCCAGATTCCGGACAACCGGCACCTTCCCCGGAAACCTCCGAGCAAACGCCGGAACAGGCGGCCGAGGCCAAGAGCCGGGGCGACCGACGCTTTGCCGAACTCACCGCCAAGCTCTCGGCCAGAGAACGTGAGTTCGCCCGCATCAACGACGAAAACGAACGCCTGCGCCGCATCGCAGCCCAGGTGCCGCAGCAACAGGCCAGCCCCGAGCTGCAATACCAGCAGGAGCGCGCCCAGATCGAGGCGGCAGCCGAAGCCAAGGCCGAGGCCAAGCTGCTCCAGCGGCGCTTCCATGAGGAAGGCAACGCGCAGTATCCGGACTGGGGCCAGAAGACGAAGGATCTGATCGACCTGGGCGCCGACCCCGGCATCGCGCAGCTCCTCGTCAATATGCCGGGCGGCGTGCGCGTCACTGCGGCATTGGCCGACGATCCCGCCGCCGTCCAGCGCATCGCTAGCATCCAAACGCTGGAGGGACGCGCCGTCGCGTTGGGCAAATACGCCGCCCAGATCGAGGACGGAGCCGGGCGGGCCGTGCATGCCCCGCGGCCGGTTACCAACGCACCCGCGCCAATCCGCCCGGTGACGGGACGCGCATCGCCGCAGTTCAACGAATACAACGCCGACGGCCAATCGCTGGTCGATCTTTATATGAAACAGAATCTCGAACGCCAGCAACGCCGGGGCTAACGCCCGCTCATCCACCCCGTCGCGGCCGGGTCATGCCGCTGCATCGTGCCCAAGGTCGTCGCGCCCGACCCTAAACCGCGCTGCGCCGTGCCAATCCGTCTGTGATTGCGGCTACCCCCTTTCGTCACAGCGAGTATTCGAGGCTCCAAGACCCGCCATGTCGGTGCGGAGCCCTTTCCTCGCAACTAGTGACGAAAGGGGCAAACAATGCCCGCAACAAATACCCTCCTCACCATTTCCATGATCACTGCAAAAGCGTTAGCAATTTTGCATCAGCGCTGTAATTTCGTTGGCGCAATAAACCGGCAGTATGATGATTCCTTCGCCAACTCAGGCGCCAAGATCGGCAGCACGCTCCGCATTCGCCTCCCGGTGCAATACACCACCAGCACCACGCCCGCCCTGTCGCTCCAGAACACCATCGAGACTTCGGTCAGCCTGCCGATCACCAACCAATACCACGTCGATTTCAGCTTCAGCAGCGCCGAACTCACGCTGAGCATCGACGAGTTCTCGGCCCGCTACATCGAGCCGGCCATCGCCCAGCTCGCGGCGAGCATCGAGGCCGCCACCATCAATATGTGCTGGCCCGCGGTATGGAACCAGGTCGGCACCGCAGGCTCGCCGCAGACCTTCAAGGACGTGTTGGTAGCCCGCAAGCTGCTCCTCGACAACCTCACGCCGCAGTCCAAGCAGTGGCTACTTCGTATCAACACGCAAACGAATGTGGACCTTGTCGATTCGCTTAAGGGATTATTCCAACAGTCGACGCAGATCGCCAAGCAATACACCGATGGCGTAATGGGCCTGTCCGGCGGCTTTGAATGGGCCGAGAACACCCACCTCTCGACCCAGACGCGCGGCGCCGAAAGTGCCACCTACCTCGCAGCACCGGCCGCACAGACCGGCAGCACGCTGGCGGTGACGACCGGAACCGGGGCGGGAAATGCCGGCGACGTGTTTACGATTGCGGGCGTGTTCAGGGTTCACCCCGAGACCAAGGCCAATACCGGCGTGTTGCAGCAGTTCGTGCTCACGGCGGCATACACCGGCGGCGCGGGCAATATGGCCATCGCACCCGCAATCGTCACCAGCGGGCCAAACCAGAACGTCAGCAACTCCCCGAACGGCACCACCTCCACGCTCACGTTTATGAACACTGCAAGCGTAGCAACTGGGCTGTCGCTCGCCTTCCATCCCGACGCGTTCACCTTCGCCACCGCCGACCTCGTAATGCCCGGAGGCGTGGACATGGCCTCGCGGGTGGTCAAGGACGGCATCTCGATGCGCGCCGTGCGGCAATACAGCATCAGCGACGACACCTTCCCGATCCGCATCGACGTGCTCTGGGGCGCCGTGCCTCTTCGGCCGCAACTCGCCGTTCGCCTGGTCGCGAACTAGGAGGCAGCCATGGCATACGATCGCGGACCACAGCTATTCGATCCGGGGCAGTTGGTCGGCGGCGGAGGCAAAAGCTTCGCCCCCGCCCTGACAGCTACGGCTGGCGGCACACGCGCCGCCGCACTGCCGCTGCCCGCCTGCTACAACCGCCTCAGCGTCTGCGCCACCGCCGCCGACAGCGTGTCCCTGCCGCCCGCTGTGGGTGGGCAGGAGATCTCGCTGGTCAACAGCGGCGTGGCGGCCTGCCAGGTGTTCGCAGCACCCGGCACGTCGGACACGATCAATACCGTTGCCGCCGCAACCGGCATCAGCGTGGCGGCGGCTGGCAAGGCCCAGTTCGTGTCTCCTGGGCCAGGCCTCTGGTTCAGCATCCTGTCGGCATAGCCCAGCCTGCCGGGACCGGGTGCCTCCCCACCTGAAGCCAAGGCGTGCCGCCCCCCGAGCGTCGGTCCCGAGCAGAATCGGGGGGCAACTACTGACCCATTTCCCAAACCGGCTGCATTCTCGGAATCCATACCATGATCGAGACGACCGGAGATTTGATATCGTTCTGCCTCCGTGCCAGTAATTTGAACGGCGTCGGGCAAACCCCGCTCGCCGAGGACAGCAATACCGGCCTCGATCTGCTCCGCATGCTCATGGCCCAGTGGCAACAAAAACGGTGGCTCGTCTGGAACGAGGCCGAGATATCGCTGACGGCAACCGGGGCCGACTACTACTCGATTGGGCCGGGTGCCGATTTCGACGTGGCAGTCCGCCCGACCAAGATCCACGCGGCCTGGTGCAGGCTGCTGCCGCTGGCGGGCACGACGCCGGTGGACATCCCGCTGGCCGTCATCGTGGCTAAAGAGGACTGGGCCACCATCAGCATCAAAAACCTCAAGAGCCTGCCGTCCGCCGTATTCCTCAACACCTCCTGGCCACAGGGGCGCGTTTACTTCTGGCCGGTCCCGCCGGCCGCGCAGCAAATGGAACTGACGCTGGTGCTCAAGGCCGCGCTGCCGATTTACACGACCCTGGTGGACCCGCTGGGGCTGCCGCCCGAGTATCTGGAGGCGCTGATGTGGTCGCTGTGCCTGCGAATGCAGATGGCCTACGGGCTGCCCGCACGACCCGATCACGCCGCCGCCATGCGCCAGGCAACCAACGTCGTCATGATGGCAAACACGCAAATAGGCACCCTCGGCATGCCCGGCATCGGCAGCCGCAGCGGGGATGTCAGCTCCTGGGCCGGGCGCGGGCTCGATCGAGCCTGGACCGTAGGTGGAAATTCGGTGTTGCTATGAGCGGAACCAGCGACCTCGCGTATCCGTTCGAAACAGGCGATACGCTGTCGGCAGCGGCGCTCAATGCTGCCATCGCCCTCGGGCAATCCAACCAGATCCGCAGCGGGGCGGGTGCGCCATCCGACGCCACCGGCAAAGACGGCGACATGTGGCTGAATACGACGACCGGGGATCTGTATCAGCGCACGGCTGGGCACTACACGATCATCGCCAACCTCAGAGGCCCCGCCGGCAGCGCGGGAGCGGCCGGCGGAACAGGTCCAGCGGGACCGCCCGGACCATCCAGCGGTAGCGTCACCAGCATTGCCACGACAGGGCCAGGCATCAGCGGCGGCCCGATTACCACCAGCGGCAGCCTCGCCGTCCAGTGGAACGCCGGCACCGTATCGGCGATCGGCACCGGGATCAGCATCGCGGGCGGCACCATCACCAGCACCGCTACCGGCGGTGGCGCCCCTAGCGGCTCCGCTGGCGGCGATTTGGCCGGGAGCTACCCCAACCCCACCCTGGCAGCCTCGGGCGTCTCTGCGGGCGTCTATGGCGACGGCACGCATGTCCCTGTGGTGACGGTCGATCTTAAAGGCCGGGTGACGACCATGGGGGTGGTAACGCTGACCCCCGCGCCCGCCACCTTCGGGACCATCACCGGCACCGCCAGCTATGCCCAGCTACCCGTCGAGGTGCAGCAAGTGCCGATATCCTTCCCGTTCTCTGGCAAACCCAGCACAGGCGCCATCGTGAACGTGCCCATGGCCATGGCCCTCACGATTCCGGCCGGCTTGGCAGGCACCACGGTGTTCGACAGCACACAGACCACAGCGTCGGCGGTCTTCACTGTGAACAAGATTGCAGGCGGCACCACGACCACAGCCCTCGGCACCGTCACGGTCACCAGCGCCAGCAAAATCAGCGCCACGCTCGCCGGGGCGGGCGGCAGCCTCGCGGTCGGCGACGTGCTCCAGATCATTGCTCCAACCCAGGATGCCACTTTAAGTGACATTTCCATCACCATCCTGGCGGCGCGCGTCTGATGGCGGTTAGCTGGAACCCGGCCGATAAGAACGTCGGCATCACACTTTCCGGGACGGGCAACCTGACCGCCGCCGGCTCCGGTGCAACGGCGGCATGGCGCTCGGTGCGCTCCACGCCGTCATTCACGGCCGGCAAGATTTACGCAGAGGTTACTTGTGGCGCGCGAGACAGCGCCAAGGGCTTCATGTTTGGCCTGATGAACGCCACGGCCTCGCTCGCCAGTTTCGCCGGCAGCGACGCTAATGGGGTTGGGTTTCAAACCGATGGCGGCATCTGGAAAACCGGCAGTAACCTGGTCGTCGGCACCGATTTGAACGGCTACCTGGTCGGGACCACGGCAGGCGTTGCCGTCGATGTCGCAGCTAAAAAAATCTGGTTCTACTCGCCGCAAAACAGCCTGTGGAACAATGGCGCCATCGGCGCACAGAACCCCGCCACCGGCACGGGCGGTTTCGATATCACCAGCCTTGGCGCAACGCTGTATTACGGGTTCAGCGCATACAACAGCGGCACCGGCACCGACACCGGGACGCTCAATACCGGCGCCACCACATTCGCACGCACGCCGCCAGCAGGATTTACCGGCATCGACGGCAGCGGCGGCGGGGCGACGGTGCAGGCGAGAGCGATGGTGCTGGCATGAAGGCCAGTATGGCACTTGCAACTATCCGAGTCCGCTACGCAGATGCTATCATTCCCGGCATTTGGCAGGGGGATGACATGAGGCGCATTGACTTGACGGGGCAGCGGTTCAATCGGCTCGTGGTGATCGAGCAAGCTGGGCATATTGGCAACCGCATTCTGTGGCGGTGTCGGTGTGATTGTGGCGCCGA